TTATCCGGTACCGGCGGCGGCACCGGAGCCGGGGCCTGCTGCTGGTATTGTCCGCCGTACTGCTGCGGCACGGCCGGAGCGGGCTCAGCTGCCTGCTGGGCCTTCACGCCTGCAGGAATCAGCAAGTTATATTTAGTGATGAAACATTCTATTGCATTGATCTGCTGGCCGTTTCTCTCGTATGTGCTGCTTTGCATCTGTCCGGTTACTGAGATCATGGCCCCCGTTTCGATGTACTTTTCGAAGAAAATGCCGGAGTTTCCCACGATAGCGCAGTTAATAAAATCCGTCTGCTCGTTGCCGTTTCTGTCTTTGTCACGTCTTACGGCAAGTAGAAATTTAATATATAGCGTGCCGGTACCCGTGCGGTTTACATTTATCTTTGCCACGCGGCCCACTGCCGCCCATGTGTTAAGCATAATGTTTTCCTCCCTGTGTGGCGCTATCCGGGTATTCCCTGGGCACGCTCTTTAACTTACAACAATGTTCACCGGCTTCCATATAATGGAAAATGCAGTACATACATCCGTTTTGCTCACAATACTGCTTTAGTGTCCTGGCGGCATATACTGCCGAATCAATAGAAACAAGTCTATCCATAAGCTCAACCCTCCAGCGGCACGCCCGTGGCTAATGCCAGCTTTACATATTTATATTTTGTTCCGTAGTATTCCACGGGCACTTTATGCCCGAATTGCTTTTCGTATTTTCTCCATAGCTCCCGCTCTTCTTCGATCGGGATCCGCTGGGCTTCCTTCTGCATGTTCTCTTCCCAGGTCATGGCAAGCGCCCGCCAGTCTGTTATTGGATTTCCATTGATCTGCCAGCCCCTTTTATTGTAGTAGTCATAAAAGCCCATATTGACAATATGCGGGCAATTCTCAGCCAGGAAGCTTTCAACCTCTTCGCGCTCGTGCGCGCGCGCGGGTTCTACACTAATAGTATTGTGTATATTTTCTTCTTCTTCTATCTTTCTATTATTCTTATCTTCTATACTTCTTATATTCTCGTGACAATTTGTCACACTCTCCCGTGACATATCCGTGACACTAGCGTGACAATATGTCACGCTTTCGCGCTTTTCCCGTTCTCCGCTTGTCAAAACGTGCAAATTATCCACGTGCATGGCTTCCAGGCGCGCAGCTTCTTCCGCTTCCCGTTCTCGCTGGCGGCGCTTTCTGATCGCTGCCGGGCTGTCAATGAGCTTTCCGGTGATCTTCGCCACTTCCGGGATATAGTAAAAATTATCCACGATTTCAAGCAGGCCCATATTGGTGAGCACTTCCAGCGCCACGCGGGCCACGTCCACATTTGTATTAGTGATCGCCGCCAGCATGTTGACGTCGTAGGCGATCATGTGGGCCGTTCTCAAATAGCCATTTTCTGCCAGGCTTTCAACCATAAGTTTAAGATAAAAGTATGCATACTCTTTTCCGTTCGGCATGGCTTCCAAAATGCGGATTTCGCTCCGGTGGAAGAAATCACGCTGCAGCTTCAAGAAATAAAACACTTTCTTTTCTTCGTCATTTATCATTGTTTTCTTCCTCCTTTAGTTTCTCCAGCGCCTTGCCGAGCATTTTAGTATTGATTTTTACGCAATCTTTCTTTATGCCTATTTTTTGCTTATTGGCATCAAGACACAAAACTTTACTAGTCAAATCCATGAGAATAATATGCGCCGGTGTGTCGCACGTGTCAGAAATATCAATAATCACGCTGGCCATTATATCCAAGATGCCGTTGGGCGTTCCTCTTAGCTGCCCTTCTACCGAGTACCCTCTATCGCCCTGGATTCGTTCAAGGTTTATTTTGTCATTCATGTTTAAATACCTCCGGAAGTTTCCGTATCATTTCTTCCCGTGCCTTCGGAATATCCACGCCGTAACGTTTGAGTAAATGCGCGTAGTCATTGGCCTGTCTTAGATATCTTTCCGCCAGCTTTCTGCATATCTCATAATTCTCCTGCAGCGCTTCCATTACCTCCGGGCATAACCCTTCACGCTCCGGATCAGATACCGGCACCAATAGCCTGGGCTCTTCTTTCTTTGTATAAACGTCCTCCGGAATGTTCTCCGGCTTTTCTTCCTGTGCCGGCTCCGGGAATGTTTTATAATCACTACATACGCAATTTTCTCCACATTCGTGGCCGTATTCACATAGCAATTGAAAACTTGTTTGCATACAATGTGCGCAGCCTTTACAGCTGTAATCATTGGTAACAATAACGGGCACTATCTCCGGAAGCCCCTGGGCCTTTTCCGCTTCCCGGCTCTTCTTCCGTTTAATATTTTTCATTTCTTCCGATCGCTTTAGCCCCTTGCTGTTTTGCGGCGTCAAATATGTAACGCCGTCTTTTATTTGGTGCTGCATGATGCGGTTATACATCGTTTTATATGGCACGCCTTCCAAATCGGCCAGCACTTGCACGCTGGTGCCTTCCTTAGTTAGCCGCCGTTTTACTTCGGCCCATTCCATTTTTATGCCCCCTTCTCATCGGAAAAATAAAGCAGCATATTTTCTTCCGTGGCGGGGATCCCGATCGCGGAAAGAATCAGCTGCTTTTCTAACGTGCTGAACGCCTGGCGGCCATTAAGGCAGCGCCCGACATAGCTTTCGCTCCTGTTTATTACATTGCCCAGCTCTTTGATACTCTTAAAGCTTCGCCGGATCACCGGGAATAGTGGTATATCTTTGTAGTGCTTCATTTTGATTTTTCTCCAATGCAAATATCAAATAGTTAAATTGAAGAGTAAAAAAATTTAGTTTACTGGATTTATAAGCCGGCTTTCTCCGAATAGAATAAAAAGAATTTCGGAATCTGTTAACTCGTAAAATTTGGCTGCGCTTGCTAATTCCTCACACGTCAATGACGTTTTTCCCGTCATTTTATTTGATACCGTCATAACATTAACGCCCCACAATGTTGCCAGCTCTTCACGTCTGTAGTTCTTTTCTGTCAGCTTTCCGCGGAATCGGTCATTCATAGCGTGCCCTCCGTTTATCATTTCGATATATTTACATGATAAATGCCATTTAATAAAATATCAATATGTTAATTGTGTCTAAAACGTATTTTTTTATCACATTTAACATGTTATTATTATTCGTGTAAAGTATCTGCAATAAAAGGAAGTATAAAAGTGAGTAATTACAAGCACGATTTCGGCCGGCGCTTCAAGGCGTACCGGCTCAATGCCGGGCTAACCCAAAAGGAAACGGCTAAGCTCCTGGGATATGAATCACATGTAGCTATTTACAAAATTGAAAACGGAAAGCAAGACATGCCAATTTCTTTAATTCCGAAAGTGTGCCAAATTTTCCAATGTGATCCCATAACCCTTTTAGGCATCCACGAAGATTATAGCCCGGCTCATCCGGAGGGAGCCAATTTAATGGAAAAAATTGACAGCCTGCCAGCTGCACAAAGGAATCAGTTAGTTAGCACCGTCGAAATTCTAGTAAAAGGCATGAAAGAGGATAACAATGGCAACGCCAGTATGGATCGATAATGAAAAGCGCTGGTCACTCCGGTGCCAGGTCAAAGGCATCCAGCGCCGTTTCACTTCCAGCAAGCCGGGCATATCCGGCAAAAAGGAAGTGTTAAAAAAATATCGCGCGTTCATGTTCGGTGAAACTTATGAAACGCTTATTTTTTCGGAAGCCTGGGCCCGCTTTTTAGATTACATAATAGATAAGAACGGAAAAACGGAAAGTTATATAAATCTTGAAAAATACGGCCGTTTATATATCCTTCCACGGCTCCAAAAGAAAATGTTAAACACTCTAGGGCTTTCAGATTTTCAAGCATGCATATCAAAAGCGCGCCGCACTTCCGGAGGAAACGCCCCGCTTTCCCGGAGGACGCTCAGAAACTTAAAGGCCACTATAATGCAGTTTATCCATTTCGCAGTAAATAACGGCTATATGGATCCGCTGCGCGGCCAGCTCTATATTCCAGCTGCAGCGCCCAGCACCGAGCGCGTTATACTGCAGCCGTCGGATATATCGCGCCTGTTCGCGGGATCCTCATCCGATAATTGGTATATAAATATATTTCGTTTTGCCCTGGTCACGGGCCTGCGTACCGGCGAAGTTTTGGGCATCCAAAACAGCGATATAAAAGATAATGTGTTGACGATCAACCGCGCCATAAATTGCCGGAACGTTATCACGGAAGGCAAAAACCCAAATGCACGCCGCCGGATCTATCTCAATAAGATCGCGCGGCAGATCATAAGCGAAAATCAATTCAGAAACGGCAGATTATTGACGCCGTGGGTATTCTGCAGCAAAACAGGCGGGCCGCTTTCTCAAAGTACATTGCGTAACGCCTGGCTAAAGCTTGCAGCTGAAAGAAACTTGCCGGGCTGCCCTTATTCGCTCCGGCATACCTTCATTAGCCTGCTTAAAAACGAAATGCCCGAAGCCATGCTAAAAAGCATCGTAGGCCATTCCGCCAGCATGGATACATACGGCATATATGGCCACGTGGTCAACGGCGAAATGGAGCAGGCAAGCCGCATTATAGATATCAACTTTGAGCGGTTTATGTAACTGTCCTAATAATAGGACATTTATATGCTACAATAAAAATGTGCCGCTCTACATAACAACCTACTATACCACAAGTACCATTTATCCATTTATTGCAGATCCTACCGGCACACTGAGCCCACCGCCTTGCCTTTTTCCTGGCGTACCCCCTGGCGGCGGGCTTTTCTTTTGTCATTTTGTCATTTTTCGCGTCGACAACGGCATAATTATGGATCAATTTATGGAACAACTATTTTATTTTTCGGATAAATGTATCTATTAGATACATCGGCGAAAGCGCCTGCAGCGCTTGTCTTTTTCGCCGTTTTAACCGTCAAAAGCCTTGCAAATAGTGGTTTTCGATTCTCCTCGCCTCCACCAATGTAAAGCGCCTGTTACTAGGCGCTTTTAATGTTTCACGTGAAACATTTTGGAACAGTTTCGGAACATGTAACCATTTGTTACAATTCGTGATTTTGTCTTTTTGGCGATTCTTTGGCAAGTTATAGGCAAGTTATAGGCAAGTTAAAACCGAGTTAAAACCAAAAGAGCGCCCAAATGTATGTAAATATATATACATACAAGCGCGGGCGCTGAAAATTGTAGCATTTTCTTATTAATAACACTGCGCGGCTGTTCCGTCCGGATCGGATGCGATCGGCAGCGCTATAATTCTGTTTTACGTCGCCTTTATTATAGCATAAAAAAACACCCGGAGCGTTGCCGCCCCGGGTGAAAACTAAGGAGATGAGTTTATGACACGCCTAATGCGTTGGTCACTTGTTAATAAGGCTGTTCCATGTCTTTGCGCCTGCGATGCCGTCCACGGTCAAGCCATTGGCCGCCTGGTATTTTTTTAAAGCGGCTTCGGTTTTGGCTCCAAAGCTGGAATCAGTGGCCAATACATGGCCGTCGTTGTCTTTGTAGCCCTTCGCCTTCAAAATGCTTTGCACGGCGAAAACCTCCGGGCCTTTACTTCCCTTTTTTAATGTATCTACTGTAAGCATAATTTTATCCTCCCCAGGATCCGGCTCCGGTGTCGGTGCCGGTGTTGGTGTTTCGTCATATATTACCCAGCTGGCCGGAAGCTTGCCGGCTTTTTGCCAGGGCGTCGAAGTCGTTTCACAAACGCCACGGGCGTGCCCGGCAGCTTCAATGACCGTTTGCGTGTCCGCATCCCAAATACCTAAATGCCCGGGCTTCCATACCACTAAGCCGGTGATATTCTTCGGCATTTTTTCAATGGGCCAGACTTCGCCCTTTTCTTCACAAATCTTTATGATCCCGTCCGCGCTGTAATCATAATTACAATTATATACGGGCTTTCCCTCCGGATTTCCCTGGCAAAATATCGCGCCTTTTAGAAGGCCCGCGCAATCGTGCCATTTTTCGCCATAGCCTGCAGTGTAAGAAGATTTTGGCCACTTGCCTATTTTGGCCGGGTACTGCTTCAATTTTGAAATATAAACGGCTTCGCTGCCGATCTGCCCAAAGCATCCATATGTATACATACGGCCCAGCTGGCCGCGTGCGTACCGTATAAGCTGCTTACTTGTTATTGCCATTATTGCCCCCTCCTTTTTCCATGTCCTCTTTGGCGTCCTGGAATAGCTTTTTCAACCACTTAGGAAGCGCCATTCGGTTTGCTTTGATGATGTTCTCGCAAATTGATATACATTCATTAAGAATGATATACACGCCCACAATGGAGCCGAATAAAAGGGATTTTTCAAAAGGCAGCTTGATGCTTACCACTTCCAAAATAGTAGGAATGGAGATATCAAGGAAAAACGCGAACATGAGCGACACGAGCAGCATGATTTTTTTCCAAAAGCCTTTTGTACCTTTTTCACTTGAAAGTTTTTCGCCGTTTGCCATAGCTCTAACTAACCCCGTGATAACGTCCAGCACGATAGCAGCCGCCACAAGGATAATAAGAATAATATACTCTTCCGCAAGCGTGGCCATAGCGCCGATCATAACGGAAGCACCCAATATATATTTATTCATCTTTACACCCTCCGGCTAATCATACTTGTGTTAACGTGTATTCAAGGCGCATTGTTTTTGATGCGTTTTTGATTACACTAGCGCCCAGGTTGTTTACTGTGGCCATGTACGGAATCACAAGCGCGGGCCCGAAGCCGTAGCGCCTGTAATATGTGCTCGTGTCCGTGCTGGCGCTTTGATACACGAGCGGGCCCCTGTTATACATGGCATAACATTCATAAGGCGTTACCTCATCGGTAAGGCCACGCCCTGCACGTGCCTGCACCGGGTACACCTTTGAGCCGTTAATCAAATAATTGCGGCCTAAGATAAGGCCATCATTTAAGATGATCGGCTGCGCTTCCTGGTTAATTGCTACCGTGGAAGGTGTCAACACTTCCACATCCGCCACGTTATTGATATTGATCCTTACAAATGTTTTGTTATCGGATCCGCTCAGCCAGTACACTGAGCCATTCGAAATGATGCCGTTATTGATATCCGAACATGTCACGCCGGGCCGTGCCAGGGTTGCGCCGGAAATAGTCAAGGTTTTGGCCGTCACGCTTGTGAAGTCGCTCCTATCTATCACGTCAATATAAAGCTTTGTATTGCTGGAGCTATCGCGCTCCATGACATAATAGTAATTTTCATCAAAGCCGATGAAAGTATAGCCCGTGTTGAAAGAGCGGGAAAGATTAGCGGAACGGGTACCCACTTCCCTATATTTTGCCGTCCAGCTGCCGCCGCTTGTCGGCAGCGCGTTCGGATCTTCCAAAAGCCCGGCTTTTACATAAGGATGCGCCGCCGTGATCTCTTCCAGGGTTGTGCCGTTGCAATATAGGCAAATGCCGTTGCCGTCGCTGTCGATCTCCACGGGGCACGTAAGCGCCCTGTTGCGATCATAGCCGCTTCCCCATTCATTTACACGGCTATAAGTCACGCCGTCCACGTTTCGCCCTGTAAGACGTACAAAAGGCGCATTTCCCGACGGATAAAGGCCCATAAAGCTTTCATGTGCCAGGGCCACGCTGGAAATGGTGCCGTTGCCCTGTGTCATGTTCCAGTCGAAAATGATTTTTATATGGTTGCTGGAGCTCTCCACGGCTGCCGGGTTGCCGCGGTAAGTGTCCGCCGTGCTGTGGGTTGTCTGATTCGCCCACGCAATAAGCGGGTTGCTGTCGCTGTTCGGCGGGTACATATTTTCCGCGTTTTCCGTCAACGTGTTCTGAAAGAGCATGCAGCCGCCGAACAATTTCCACATCGGTAGATATGAATCAAAGTTCATAACGCCCATCGGGTTAGTTTCATAAAAACGCTTTACGGCATTAGTTACCATATTGTCACTTGTAATGCGTTCACGCTTCCCCGTTTTGGCATCCGTAAGCGTTAAAGTGGCGCGGCCCTTAATGTCCGGCACGGATCCGCCCAGCAAGGCATTTTTTACTTTATCTTCGAATGAAAGTATCATATATTATGCTCCTTTCGTGTAGCGGATAGTAAATACATACAGCATGTTATTATTGTCTAGCAGCTGGGCCGCGTTGTACGTCGTATCGAAATAGATAAACGGCACACCGTCATAAGCCGGCGGCTCTGCATAGCTTTTTTGGATCTGTACGCGGCAATATAAGCCGGAAGCGGATGCGATCGGCAGCGGCATGCTCCAAACATTAAAAGCGTTGTTTGGTGCCGTGTTCACTATTTGCGCGTCGTTTATCATGATCTTATCATAATTGACATCGCTATCAAGCACAAACACGCCCGTGATTCTGCTGCTGTCACGGCTTCCGCCTTGCATATCGGAATAAGAGAAAGTGAACACCCTTTCATATAACGTGTCATTTCCCAGTTTCCCGACAATTCTTTCGTTTGCGTCCACCTGCGGAATTGCGTGATACTGGATAGCATGTTTGAGGATAGTAGGTTTAATAAGTTTATCTGTTGTTGCCGTTCCTGCTTCGGCTTCTGCTTCTGTAATCGAACCATAGGAAGGAATATAGGAGCATGACTGCCATACCCAATAAGAACCATTAAATATGTATAGAAATTCCCTATTTGATGCACCTGTTACCATGCTCCATGAGGCAGTATATACAGACGTTCCATAGTAAATAGGATATGCCGTACCATTATTTACGGATATAGTAACATTCGATACGCTGTTTGTATTTGTGAATTTAACGCAAATTGTTGCGCCCTTATGCAGCTTGAAATTCTGATCGCTGGAAACTGTCACGGCTTTTGCGGCTTGATTTCCCGCCGTGTCGCACGTGCCTATATATACATTTCCTTTTTTGGCCAGCTCGTTGACAGCGCCGAACACGCGCGCGCTGTTTGTTTCCGTGAGCTTCAAAGGAAATTCGAAATCATCGAAAAAGCTTTCGGCCACGTCCTGGGCTTCGATACTCCCGGAAAAATATCCCGTTTCACTTCCGGCATTTTTTGAGCCGACATAAAACAGGTCACCCAAATGCAAGGCGCTAACGGCCGTCATGGCTGATAGCTTTACCGGATCTAGTTCCGCCATACTCTCATACCTCCTATTATTCTGTTTCTATATAGAAATCGCCTGTTTCGGCTGCAAGCACATATGTGCTTGTTTCCTCTCCGATCGGCCATGCAGGTTGATACATGGTCAAGTTCACGCTTTCGTTAATCGTAGGCGTGCCCATTTTGATAGCCAGCGCGGCCACACTGTCAGAAAGCTGGAGCGTGACGGGATCATAAAGCGTAAGCGTAAAGCTTTCCGCAATTGATCCCGTGCCCATCTTGATAGGCAAGGCCTGCAAAGAATCCGCCAGGATGATAATGCCGTCCCACGTTTCTGCCTTCGAAAGCCCTTCGCCTTTAAGAACGGCAATAGCTTCATTCGGTTTAATTGTGGCCGTTCCTCCGGACGCCTGCAGATAAACTTCCCACGTGTGCACGCCGTCGCTTACGCCTTCGCTATAATTCAGCGTCAAAATGTGTTTGGCGGCATCCTCATATGTTTCCACGGGCTTTCTGTCTAATAAATCGCCGTCAAGGTAATAAGTGGCCGTGAGCTGTACGCTATTGGATCCCGTGCCCAGGGTTGTTTCAATTAAGTATTCGTGCCATACGTCGAAATCTGTTTCTTTTTCCGCCACGAAATTGATTTCGGTTACTTTCTCCGGCGCGCTTCCCACGGTAATGCCTTCCAGGTTAGAAAAGCGCTTGTAATTGGTGCTATTTAGGCGTGCGGAATTGCCTGCCCCGTTTGCAGCCTTATTCTGTGTATTGCTGGCCACAATTACCGGATTTGCACCAAAACACTGCAATTTTGTGCCTTTTCCTGCAGTAAATACAACGGAATGTATAACCGTGACACTATTGTAATCTTCCGCTATGCCGTCTGTCAGTTTGATGCGATCGCCCAGCTCCCACACTGGCGCGCTCATGATCGTGGCCGTAAATGGCCGGAACGGGTACGAAATAGAATCAATGATAGCATGTGCCATATTGAAAAGCGTTTGATTTGTGCCGTATTGTAAAAACGGGTTAGCGCCCAGGTTGTAAACTATGCCGCTGTCGGATCCTACAAGATTATCGCTTTCGGTTTTCATGTCCTTCCATGTCACGCCGGTGAAATGCGTTGTATAGTCGGAAATGCTGGCGCCGGTCAAGCGGCGATCAGCGGGAAGCGTTGGCACGGTACCCAATACGTTGATTTGATTTATATAGCTTTTTACTATCAATTCGCCGTTTCGGTTAATCGTACAAAATCCCGCCACGAGCTCAGCCAGGTAAAAAAGCACATCCCGAAGCGTTTCGCAGTCATTACCGGGGTACATGCCCAAATTCTCCGTGCCGTTCGGCAGTGCTTCGCATTGTGCTTGCGACATGCCGAAGGTTACGCCCGCTTTTGTGCACACGTCCAGCAGTATGCTGTAAAGTGATCCGCTGGGCAAATACTCCCACGTGATTTTTTTATCGAATTTTGTCATGTTATCGTAGGCCGTGACGGTCACGCCCTGGAGATTTCTCTCCGCCTGCGCCACTGTGAACACGCCCAGGCTGAAAGTTTCCCACGTTTCGGGATCCTCATCCGTAAGCAGTGAGAAATTGAGCACGATCACGCGCCCCGCCCATGTTTCCGGAGTAATTCCGATATTAGACAAAAACGTCATTTTGAGCGTGCCGACATATACGCCGCCTATTTTCATGTCAGTGCTATCGCTGCACTGATTTGACACGGTAACGGATCCCATTAGCACGTTGTCAGCTGTAAACGGTACGCCGTCAATTGTGCCGCTTATACTATGCCTTTGTAATGGTTCCGCATTAGCGGCGCGAAATGCCAGGCTCCCCGAATACATAATAATTACCTCTCGTAGAATGTTATGCTAATGTCATAAAGGCCGTCAGTGCCTTCCGTTAATTCAGAATCCTGCACAAGATCACAACTTTGCATCCTGGGCCGTACCGTGTGGCCGCCGTCGCCGTTTATATACAGCGTGCCGGAAGTAAGCGCGCATATGGTTTTCAGCGTATCACGCCAGTACGATGTTACCCGGAAGCTATAAGAATAAGTTGGCTTATTAAGCCGGTTAATGATCGCTAAATCATAACCGGCTTCGCTGGTGCCCACTGTTTCCAAATGCGTGAATTTTGTTTGATTCTTCTTTGCCCACGGCAGCGCCGTGCTGTTAAAGGTCAAGTAATCATATCCCAGGGCCATAATTATCTACCTCCGGACAAAAATGCATTGCTTGCATTAGCGTTCGCCACAACCGTGCCAAAATTATCATTTCCAAAGTACGCGGAAACGTACACCGGCGCAGCTCCGGCAGCCGCCAGCTGTGAAATGCCGCTGTTTATGTTTGCAAGGCTTCCGGAATAGTCTGGCGCAGCTGCAGGCGTTACGCCGCCCGCGATCGTGCTGGCCATAAGGTTTATGCTGTTCTGCAATGCGGGCAATTCGCTTTCCATGCCTTCATCAAACAGCTTTACCATGTCGGCGCCTGGGTTATTATAGGCCCATTCATGCAGCGGGCCTTTTTCCGGAACGGAAAAGCCCAAAAAGTCGGCAATTCCCTCAGCAATATCCGTGCACGCATCCCACAAAGCACCCGCAGCGCTTTGAATACCGGAAATAATTCCGTCTATCATATCTTTACCCCATTGGAATACATCATCTAATGACGGAATCATATCGCGGAAAGCGTCGAACACTTCCGCGCCCTTTGTGATTACTTTTTGGATGATATCGCCAATTAAGCCGCCCACTGCCGTGAGTAATTCAACCGTGATTCGTGGCATGTCTTTAACGATCGCAACGAACAAATCGAAGCCCGTTGAAATCATTTGCCCGACGCCCTCCGGAGAAAGCAGGAAGTCAACAATTCCCGTTATGATTTCCGGCAGCCGTTCGATGAGCTGCGGCAGGCTGTCAATTATGCCCGTGGTCAAGCCAATAACTAACTGCAGCGCCGCATCAAGGATAAGCGCCAAATTTTCCGGGGCTAACAATGTTTCGCAAATAGTGAGAATAGCATCAACTGCAGCCGGGATCAGCTGCGGAAGTGCCTGGGCGATACCCTTAACCACGGTTACAATGATCTGTATAGCCGCATCCATGATAAGGCCGATATTTTCCAATATATAATTGGTAAGGTTAAGCACGATCTGCAGCGCCGCATCAATGATGCGCGCCAGGTTGTCCGGCGCCAGTAATGTAGTTACTAAGCTGTCAATGATCTGAAAAGCGGAATCTATCATCATAGGAAGGTTCTCTATGATGATTTCGGCCAGGGTACTAACCACGGTGCCGATAAGTTCAAAAATAACAGGCGCCTGCTTGTTGATTTCGCCTAATACCTCTTTGAGTATATCCGACACGGCCGGGCTGATCTTTGAAATATCGCCGTCAGCGTCCTTCATGGCCAGCGTGAATTTATTAAGCGCGCTGGTGCCGGTTCCTGCAAGGCTGTTTAATGTCGGCAGCAATACCGTGCCCAGGGCGTTTTTGGCGGCCGTGGCGCCTTTATCAAGGCGTTCCATTTGGTCATCAAATGCCTGGAAGGCGTCGAAAGTTTCACTATCAAGCACGTACCCGGTTGTATGTGCTTCCTCAGAAAGCGCCTTAAATTGGTCAATGGCGCCCTCCTGGAGCAACGGGCCCAACTCTTTGGCCGACTTCCCGAGCAGCTCCATGCTCAATAAATCGCGCTCGGTGCCCGATTCCATTTCGGAAAGAGCCTGCAAAACTTCAAACATTACTTCTTCACTGTTGCGAAGATTTCCGTTTGCATCCGTTACGGATATGCCAAGCTGATCGTAAGCGCTGGCGGATTTGCTTAGCGCTTCTTCCGCCGCTTTGTTATATTCTTCCTGGGAAATCTTTCCGGCTTTCAGCTTTTCATCAAGGCCGGCAAGTGTTTCATAGTATTTTGAATCCGCTTCGTTGGCGGAGTTCATGGATTTCTCAAGCTTCGTCATGGAGCCGGTTAATGTGGTCACATCCACATCAATGAGCCCGGCTACATAATTCCATTCCTGCAGCGTTTCCGTGGAAACGCCCGTTTTCTGTGAAAGCGTGTTGATCTCGTCAACATAATCGCCCGCGGCAAGGGTACACCCCGCCAGCGTTTCGCCTACTTCTTTGGCAGCTCCCACGGCAGCGGCAAAGGCTCCGGCCATAGCGGCACCCGTGGCGCCTGCCACGGCGCCCAGGGCATCAAGGGCCGCGCTGCTGCTGTTGCTCTCTTCTTCTACTTCTTCCAGGGCGCCGGCAGCTTCTTCCGAATTATCGGAAAGCTCTCCCATTTCCTCCGGAGCATCACCCGAAAGCCCCGACATGGCCGAGCTTGTGTTTTCCGCTTCCGTTTCAAGGCCGGCAAGTGTCTGTTCTGTGCGCGAAATTTCCGCCTGCAATTCGGCTATCTGTTCAGTAGTCGCGCCGCCTTCCTGGCCTAATGTGCTCATGGCCTGTTCAGCCGTGGCCTTCAATACGTCAAGTTTTTGGCTGTTCTGTTCTATGGCATCACTAAGCAAAGCGCTTTTGCTGGTCAATAGCTCCATGTTTGAGCTATCGAATTTTAAAGCACTGTTAACGCTCTTCAAAGCGCTATTGGTTTTAGAAAGCTGGCTGTCAGCTTCCTTTAAGGACGAAACAAGGCCGGAAGTTTTGCCGGCTATATCTATCGTTATACCTACAATTTTCCCGGCCATGTTTTTTAACCTCCCATAAAATGGCTGCGCAGCATTTTACCGTCGCCCTTGATAGGCCATTGCTGGCGGTCGTTATGGTTTTCTGCGCATAGATCTAATAACTGGCCCACGGTAATGAAATCCAGTTCAAAAATAGAAAAGCCCAGCTGTTTGGCGCGGAGCCGTAAAATGTTTCTATTATTGGTTCTTACTGTGGGCTGATTTGGTTTTTTTCTTTTGCTGTACTGGCGAAGCTTTCGACCCAGCCCGTCAAAATGGCATCATTGGCGGCGGATCCGGCAACAAATGCGCCGGCGTCAAACTGTTCCGCCCATTCCAAATACATGGCCATTGTGAGCCTGTTCGAAAGCTCTTTGATGCTCTTTTCGGCCTGCATGTTGGTAACAAAGGCCATTTTCTGCAGACGGCCACGCTTGTGGAATAGCGTTTTATCCTCTTTTAGCTTCAAAGTGAGTTCAATAAGATCCTCACCAAATACCTGGTAATATAGTTCTGCTGTATTCGCATTAAATACAAATTTATATTCTTTTCCGTTTAAAATTGCTGTTTTCATGTATTGCTTTCTCCCTAAATTATTCCCCCTATAAAAGTGCCCCGGACGAATCCAGGGCACCCAAATAGGAAGGAAGCAACCATGCAGTTACATGGTAGCTAGCTGAATGATTAAATTGACGGTGCATAAACAGCTTCGTAGAAGTCATCGTATGCGGTCGCGTCCGTGGTAGCCGATACAGTGGCGCCAATCGCGTGCTTATTAAGGCCGCCTACAACATCCACATCAGCGCGCGGCATAACACGGATGTTTGCCGTAGCTGTTTTCGGTGTCGTGCTATCCGTCTTTGTTTCCCAATCGCCGGACGGATTTGTAAGCATGCACTTATAAAATACGTATCTTGTCGGCACGGTGTCGGTGTCTGTTTCGAACATAAGCGCAAAATAAAGCGGGCGATCTTCGGAACATTCAATAATTGCGCCGTTGTTATCTTTGAGCCTGCCAAGCAATTCCGTGGCAGCCCACTCCGGCACGTGCATGCTCTCGTATGATCCGTCATAACCCGGGTTACTCATGGTTGTGTACCAGACGCCGTTATCTGCGTAGCTGTCCGCGCTTGTGGCCTTTGTGTTCAATGTCATATGTACGGCACCCGGCCACGCCTTCGGCTCCCCGTATGTCGTTGTTACTTCACCCGTTAACGCGTCGCGTGCTTCGGTTACGCTGGCAATGTAAACATTGCTAAGGCCAAACATGACGGAGCCTTCTGCTCCTTTTGGTGTAATAGCCATTTTGTTATTCCTCCTTTATTGTTGTAGTGCTTTTTCTATCTCTTTAGGTAGTTCCGTTTCGATCATCTTAGAAACGGGCTCAATGTGCTTTTTCCCGGCAACACGTTGGCCGCTGGCCTTTGGCTTTTTGCCCCAAAGTATTTTTTCGTGGCCGTTTTCCAGCAAGTGCGTGAGCTGGCCGTATTTCTTGTTATAAAGAATGTTACGGCGCACGCCCTTTTTATCCGCCTTACTCTCGTACACCCAGCCGCGCGCGTAGTTTCTCCAGCCGTTTTCCATTGATGCGGCCCGGAGCTCTAACACGGCTTGTTTTGACACGTCATCAATAACGGCCTGCATGGTTTCATCCACGGCCATGCCGTAGGCTAATAGCACGTCGTTGATTTCGCGCCTTATGTCGCTGGCATCATCCAGGATTAGCGAACGTTCCCGCCGGAGCTTTCCGGCTTCGGTCATTGGCCTGCCCATGTGTTAGCCCTCCCCGTTTTCCTCCGGATCTTCCTCCGGATCATCCGGCACGGGTTCCGGCTCCGGTGTCGGTGTCGGTTCCGGTGTCGGCAGCGGTTCCACGGCTCCCGTGATCGCGCCAAACGTGTAAACTTCCATAAAAGCGCGCTGGCCGTCTATGAATGAAGTATCATGCTGCCACGGAAGCTTTGCCGCCTGGAGCGCGTTCTCAATTTCGGCCATTGCTGAAAAATCCTTACTGAGCGTGTAAAGCTCCAGGGTGCCGGAAACGTTAACGCTATAAGTCACGTTATCAGCTGCAGTGTTATTATCCGCGACAACGTGCAGCACGGCATAAGGCAGGAACGTGCCCGCCGGTGCCACGTCAGTACATACCGGGAAGCTGCAGCCGTCAAAGATGCTATAAACTTCATCAAGTGTCATGGTGTCACCTCCGGAGCTGCCGCCGAAGTATTCGGGCCCGTTTCAAAACCGAAATGGAGTTCTATCTTGTTTCCGCCGGGTAAATACGTTCTATAGATCGCATACCGCTGGCCGGAGATCTCTATAACGGTTTCGTTGTGGTACTCAAAAGCCCATAAAAGGGCTTTGCCTTCGGCTGTTAGTCCTGCACTGCTTGCCTGGAAAAATTCACTTTGCTGTGCGCTGTAGATCTGTGCGAACACTTCCCGCGTGGCCGTGTCTGTTATGATCGGCTCATGGCGTGCTCCATAAGTCACGCTGCGCGTGATAAGCTTAACTTTCTTCACGTTCGGCATGGCTTACACCTCCACGCTGGAAAAATCCCCGAACGCGCTTGACATTGCCAGCGCGCTTACTTGTCTTTCATATAGGGCTTCCCATTTCGCATGCTGATCCGCATCCGTTTCCAGCTCTTTGGCCACGTAAAGGAACAGCGCCACTTTGTACAGGTCATCAATAGCCAGGGTGTCGCTTGTCGGGCTGAAATCTGCAACGGCCACAACGTCCGCGGTTTTAGTCATTGAGGAATAACCGGCATTTAAAAGCTGGGTGATTTTCCCGTCGCGGTCATTGTCGGTAATATCCAAATAGATTTTTGTTTCGCTTAGAAGTGACATTGCGGTACCCTCCCACTGAGATAGAAAAGCCGAAAAAAGGAAGCTGTTATGCTTCCTTCTTTCTTCCCCGCTTCGCGGGTGCTTTCTTTGTTTCTTCTTTCGGATCATCTTCCGGAGCAGGATCCTGCTCCACGGGCTCCATCAAAGCGCTGTCGAAATCCTTTTCTTTCACTTCGATGATATCGCCCTTTTTAAATAATCCGTAATCGCTGAAAAATGCAGCTTTTACTCTTGCTTTCATTGGTTTAATCCTCCCTAAGTGCTTCATAGTATTGCTGCGTGAAAACTGTGTGGCCGACATGGCCAAGCTTCAAATCTGTGTCTAAATAGATCTTGTAGCCGAGCTGTCGGGCACGCCAGCAAAATGCCAAATCTTCGCCCACGTTGTAAATAGGCCCAAAGAAATCGCCATATTGTGCAGCCATCTCTAAAAGCATATCGGTTTTCATAAGTACGCAGCCGAATCCGACGCCCGCCACTTCCTGCAAGCCGGTGAGCGGCCCGGTGTAATCACTCCAGGCCGCTTTCCCGTCTTTGATTTCCAGCTTGTCATATGCCACGGGCGTGAACGGTGCCACGCGCCGGAAGTAAAGGCCGCTTATGAGATCCGCGCCACTCTCATTTATGCGTTTAAGCAAGTGTTTGAGCGTTTCCGGCGGGAAAACCATATCAGAATCAAGCCATAAAATGAAATCACATTCAAATTTCATGGCCTGTTTGGCCAAATCGTTCCGGCTGTTATATATAAGGCTTCCAATGACAAAACTAACAAGGCACTGGCCTTCCTTTTCAAGCATGGCCAGCGCCTGGCTAAACTGTGCCGCCACGGAATCCATGCACGGCACGGCTATAAGAATTTTAGGCGTTTTCATAGCTTTGTACTTCCTTCCCAAAAAGTAGAGCTTTTAAATTACTCCGTCGGCTTAGCGATCTTAACGAAGCAGTTCGGGCCAACGATACCGATACCAACCATTTGGCGGCCAATGATTCTTACAAGATCATTAGTAGCAAGTGTGGTTTCGTCGTACTTGATGGTTACATCGTCGCCGTTCGGGGTTGTGAGCAGTGCGCCTTCTGCGAAGTCACCAACGTAAGCGAATGTTACGCCGGAAGTAGCTGCGGAGAAAGAAGCGATAGAGTTATCAAATTCAACTTCAAGGCCTTCGAAAGGATCATAGCCATAGTTACCGGCAGCCTGTACAGCCTTGAAGGCGCTCCATGTCTGCTTATTCATAACAATAACGGGGTTAGTAGCCTGGTCAGACAGCTGGCCCATAGCGCTTGCAATAGTTCCCAGCGCAATGGATCCAGTAGAAACAACCGGAACGCCTACGCAAGTAGTGCCCACGTTAGTGGAAACGGTGCCGCATGCTTCGATAGCGGCAATAAGAAGCGCCTGGATCTTCTTAGCGATCTGATATGTGAGCTCATCATAGATATAACGCAGAAATTCTTCGCCGCGCATGTCTACTACTTCGTCACTGATATTGATAAACTTCTTAACAGACTGCGGCACAATGGTGAGAATACCGAGCACGAGAGTTTCCTCAGTGATCGGGTCACCGCCCTCAGTGTGTACCACGGCCCCGCTTGCGGAAATCTCAAAAGATACTTTTAAATTACCCTGTACGGCAAGGCGGCGAACGCGGGAAACAAGCGTATTACGCTGCCAAGCGTTCTTAACGATATCATAGACTACTGCAGGAACGGGCACCGTTCCGGAAGCGTTCTCAGTAAGAAGGGCGCGGCACTCCATGAAATTGTCATCACCCTTGCGGATAGCATTAGCGTACGCATCAACATATGCGGCGCTGTTACGGATCTCGTTTACATCCATTTTTCTTTCCTCCAATGTTGTGTTGTCGATCTGCGCAACGGTTTCCACATCCAGGGCACCCGCTGCAATTTTATTTCGTACTTCCTGGCGCTGTGCTTCCGCGTCAGAAAGTTCCTTTTTTCTAGCCGTCAGCTGTTCAACCTCAGCATTGAGCGCGTCAAGGTCAGCGCCTTCCGCTGTGATCTCATCGGCAATAGCGGCCAAACGTGTGTTGATCTCGTCAATGTTCATTTTTATACCTCCATTGCGATCTTGATTTTTAGCGCCAGCTCCCGGCGCTTTCTATCTGCTTCGCGCTTTGCTGCAAGCTCCTTGCGCACTTCTTCGGCCACTCCTGCCGCGTAAGCGCTGCGCGTTGCTTCTATTTGTGTTCCCGGATTCGCGGGAAGAGAAACGGCGGAAACGTCATATAATTTCCTTATGCCGGTGATAGTTACCAACACGTCAACAGTTCCATCATCGTTTTCCGTTATGGTTTCCTCTTTGCTGGCGATCGTAAAGCCGAAGCTCATTTTTGTGGTATATCCGCCGGCTATCTCTTCATAGAGCTGGCGGCCTATCGCCGTGCCTTCAAGATCGGCGCGGCATTTATAGCCGTGCTCATCATTGGCCAGCATTAAAGTGCCGTTGCTGTTTCGGGCATATACATGGCCCTGGTGGTCATATTGCATGATAACGTCCGACACGTCGCAATTATTAAATGCGTCCGGGGCCACTTGTTCCCGCACTGTCACATTTTCATAACTATAAAGCTCATACGGATCGTTAAACGTTGTGCAGTAGCCTTCTACAATGTACCCGTCGTCATCCTGGGCGCGTTCCTTCGCCCTGAGCGTCATGCTCCTGTATTCTCTTTCGTCACACTGCGGCATTTTCCTGTCCTCCTGTTTCTTTATCCTCTTGATTTGCCGGAAGTTCCCCGGCCGGGCTGTAGTAATACTCACCACGATGCGGGAATACCTGGCCGGCTCCGTTCGGAAGCGGCGGCAAGTTCCAAATATCGCGGATTTCGTCAAGCATCATAAGGCCGCTATTTGTGGCCATTTCAGAAACGGCCCGTTTATCGCTGTTGCTCATAAACTGCAGCCGGTTAGAAGTAGCATATATATAATTGCCCGTATTGATCTCCCGCACGGAATATACACACGCGCTTATTTCGTCGCTGAATTGAATAGCAAACGGCTCAATAGCACCCTCATAAAATGCGCTGTATTCGTCGGGCGTGGCACTGTTCTGCAGGATCTTTTCATTGACGCCGAAGTAATTGAAAACGTTCGTTTTTATCTGTTCCGTTTCCTTCGGATCAACAACGAACGGGCTTGATTCTACTTGCTTAATATCCTGCATGTTCTGAGGAAACAGCAAAAGCCCGGAGCTGTCCGCGCTCATGTTGTTTTCAACGAATCGTTTTTTACTTTTCTTTAAATCCTCATCTTTTGCCAGGTTAGAAGCGCGGGCAATAAAACGGAATGTTGCGCTGTTCTTTATGGCCTCTTTGATAGCTTGGTTATTTATATCTATCAATGACATAGTGGAAGTCATGCAGGCGTTCGACGTGCCGAAATAATCATCTTTATATTGGTGCTTATTCATCAAAAAGCACTTTGACAGCTCCACAGCTGCGCGCCGTCTGTTCGCAAACGTATAGCGCAGGTATTCGGTGTCGTTATACTCCACAACTTCGCATTTTTCCGGCGCCACTGGAAGGAAGCCGCGCAAAGAGCCGTATGCATCCAGCTCCGGAACAAATATACAATTGTTATCCATATCCAGGATCGTGCTGGCGCGATAGAAAAACTTATAAAAGCTTTGCATACTGTTTGGCCGCGCCTTAAAGCTTGCCGTAAATGACGGCTGCGCGGATCCGGTAATAGATATCTGCAGCTTAGCGGCAGCGCGCGCCCTGGCGTCGATCGCCGCGCGTACTAATTCACTTTCATATAGCCGGCCATTCCAGGAAGTGAACGCGGGCCGGTAAACGGTAAGCCCTGTATATGTCGTTGATACTTCCGCCAGCTGTTTTTCTTTTGGCGTGAAAAGCTTTTCAAAAAGGCCCATTGTTTTAACTCCCTCTATTATTCGTTTTCTAGCTGTTCCCCTATTTCGTCGAAATACTTAGATCTAACGGCCAGCGCGTCCAGGATGCTGGCCACGCCGTCAATATGTGCGTACTTACTTATTTTTACTATCTTCACGCGGCGGCTTTCCGCATCCGAATAAAGCGCCGTATTGAGTAAGTGTATTTTCAAAAGATCATTATCACCTATATTTATGGTGCCGTCCTGCATACCGCCTTCAAGCTCATAAATCATATTGGTAAGATTGTAGCCCTGGAATACATCATCAGTGTGATAGCCCTGGGCTTTCAATGATTTAATTAGATACTGTGAGCTATAGCGATCGTAGCCGATCTTTAGCGGCAGAATTTCATAATCATTCACTAGCATGTCAACCCAGCGCGCCACGTCCTCAAAATCAACGAAGCTTTCACCGCTCAGCTGTAAAATGCCACGGTCAATATATTCCCGGTATGGGATCCCGTCGCGGGCCGTGGCCGTTTCCAGCTTCCCCGCCGGTAGCCAAAACTGAGTATATATATAATCTATGCCGTTCTTTCTAACTATGATCGTAGCGGCCGTAAGGTCAACGCTTTGCGATAGGTCAATACCGAGCACACAATACGAGCCCCGAAGATCCTCCAGCGTGATCTGATCACCGCAGGCATGTTTAACCGTGTCGGAAGATACCCAGGCCATAGCGCTGCCCTGTTTGATATTGCAATACTTACAAAGAAACTCATATTTTTTCGATAAGCTTTGCTCAGCTATTGCTATTTCTTCAAGCATGTAATCAACGCTAACGCTTACGCCTAAATTTGGGTTAGCCTTTTTTAGCTCGTTGATATCGTTCCATTTTTCCACATTGTCGATCATGTAGAAAACCGGCAGCAGCCTTTTTTCTTTTCCGTCACCGAGCAGCACGCGCGTGCCGCGGGCGATAAGCTCATCATATACGCCCTCATTTTCATAACCCGCCGTGCTGATCGAAATCAATAAAGGCTGTTGGCGTGCACCGAATGAGCTTTTGATAACCTCATACATCTTTTTCCCTGGATCCCCGCGCCAGCTGGCTATTTCATCATTGATACAAAAAGAAATGTTAAAGCCGTCAGATTTCTTCGCGCTCAGCGCAAGCGGGGCCGCGCTGCTGTTGGTACTTTCAATATATATATCTGTCCGGCGCTTTTTACATAGATTAGAAAGCTCCGGCTCTTTGCTAATCATTTGGTAAAAGGCATCATAACATAAGCTGGCTTGCTGCAACTTCGGCGCGCAAAAGTAAATGCGCGCGCCGTATTCGCCGTCACAAAAAGTAGCATACGACGCCCAGGCGGCAGCCAATAAGGTTTTACCGTTCTTCCTGGCAATGATTATGCACACTTCGCGGAATTGCCGGAAGCCGTTAGCGTCAACAATTCCAAATATCAAAGCTGTTAGAGCTTTCTCCCACGGCTCCAGCTTGATGAGCTCCGGAGCTAATGCGCCCTCATGGTGCCGGCAAAAGTTTTCAACGAACGAAATAGCCCTGTTGGCTTTCTTCGCATCATAGAAAAAAGCCTTTTCCTGGAGCCCGTTTATTATCCAGGCATATAATAATCGGATCCAGCGGCCCACTATTTCGCTGCCGTCCTTAATGGCCTGGTAATAGGCCAATATACTATTATCCATTTGCCTTCAAGAAAGCATCAAGGCGGGAAGCCGCCCGCGTTTCCGGCAGCTGTGCGCTCAGCTCTTTGATCGTCGCTTGATAATTTTTATATAGCGCGTTCCATGCCTGTAGCGCCGCGCTTTGTTTTATGCCTTGTTGGTTGTCGCCGTTCTGATAAGCTTCTAAAAATCCGTTTCGGTTTATCTCTTCTTCCAATTCCTCCAGCGTGACAAGCTGGAAGGCCGCCCGCTCTATCAACCTCATGGCCATGTGTAGCCGATCGGCCGGAAGATCCTTGTAAAAGCTTTTAAGTTTTCTAACTTCCTGGCTTATTCGTCTAACTTTCGACTTCTCCGTATTTTTTAGAGTAATTTCGGTTATTTGGGCCATAGTTACACCCCCCTAAGCGTACCCTACCCAGTTTGCTAGCAG